CGGGTTCGAGTCCCGTCCGGACCGCTTATCAAGAAAGCAAAATTAGGAAAAGCTCTGATTCCAAACGGAATTGGAGCTTTTTGTTTGTTTGAGGTGAAGCAAAATATAGCGTTTCTATGAAGTATGTCAGGTGCAAATTCAGGGGCTTTTTTAAAGGCCATATAAAAAGCCCCTGATATACATCATACTTCATTGATTTTCATGTTTTTGAGTAGGATTTGTCTGTTCCTTACTTATTAATTTTACAATGTAAATTAAGAGCAGTATGAAACAGGAATCAATGAAAGTTTTGTTCTTCATACGCAAGAGCAAATTATTAAAAAACGGCGAGGCACCGATTTTTCTTCGTGTGACAGTTAATGGGCAGCAGGATGAAATCCGAATCCAGCGTTCTGTTCCAATCAAATTATGGAATAACACCAAGGGCCGCAGCAAGGGAAAGGACCGGACATCGGTGGAACTGAACAGCTATATTGAGTCGCTGACAGTCCGTTTATATCAAATTCACAAGGAACTTTTGTGTCAGGAGGCTTTGATAACCCCTAAACATCTTTTGGTGAAGCTGTTCTCTAAAGAGGAACGGCGTACCGTGCTGGGTACGATGAGGAAGTACATGGAGGACTGGACAGCATTAATCGGCAAGGAATACCAGAAGTCCACCCTTTCCCGCTATGGGAACTGTTATGAATCTTTGGAAACCGTAATCCATGAATTTTACAAGAAAGAGGATATTTCCTTCAATGAGTTGAACGGCGAGTTTATTGATGCTTTTGAAATGCATCTGCGGATAGTAAGGAGGTTGTCTCAGAATACGCTGACCAAATATATGAGCTGCTTCAGGAAGATTATTGGAATAGCCCGGGATAACGGGTGGCTGACTTTTGATCCCCTTGTCGGAAAGCGCAAAAGGCTGTTTCGAAAGGAAGAAACCTGTCCGACTTTCTTGACTTTAGAGGAGTTACAGCGGATTATATCGAAAGATTTTTCTACTACCCGGCTGGAGCATGTAAAGGATTTCTTCCTCCTCTGCTGCCTGACCGGTATGTCGTATATTGATGTGAGTACTCTGCTGCCTATTCATTTGTATCGTGACAATAAAGGACAGTTATGGATACATAAGTCTAGAGTGAAAATCACTGCGGCAAAAGAAACTTGTACGAGTAATGTGCCGTTGTTGGCTCCTGCTGTTGCAATTCTTGACAAGTATAGAGGATGGAACCCGGACAATCCGGATGGTCCGTGCCTGCCGGTCCCGTCAAATCAGAAAATGAACGAATATTTGAAAGAAATAGCTACGCTTTGTAGGATCAACAAACGCCTGACCGTACATGTGGCAAGGCATACTTTCGGAACGACTGTCACATTGGCGAATAATGTTTCCTTGCAAAATGTATCGAAGATGCTGGGACATTCCTCTACACGTATGACTCAGCATTATGCTCGTGTGTTGGATAAAAACATTATGGAAGATATGCAGGGAGTTGCAAAGTTGATCTTTAAATAGAAGCAAAAGGTCGCATTCAACCCACAGAATGCGACCTTTCCTATAAAATATTGTTTGAACACTATTTAAAACGGTTGTCGAATAGCATTAAAACGTATCCCTGCGATTTTCGTATAGTAGTTTCTCAATATCATTTTCCCTGTAGAGTATTTTCCCTCCGATTTGATAATAAGGGATTTTCCCGCAATTCCGATATTCCAATAATGTGCGTTTAGTCAGTTTGAGCATTTCTGACAATTCTGTGTCTGTCAGAAAGCGTTCCCCATTTAAAGATGGTGTATAACCTGATTTTAGCGCATCTATGAATGTTGAGATTCTTTTCATCTCATCGAAGAACTGAAGGACTTCCTTATTCGTTTTGGTAATGATCTCTCCCATGACTATTTTTTCTTTTGTACTGTTGTTAATAATGACACGACATCTTGCTTTCGATAAAAGATTTTTTTGTCTATCCGGGTAAAGGACAGTGTGCCACTGTTTCTCAGATGTTGCAGAGAACGTGGAGACACGCAAAGTATCTCACAGACTTCTTTACTGTCCAGCCATTCATCCGGCTCTTTTCTCAAATAAATATTCTGTAACTCTTTCAATTCACTTTTCAAGGAGTTCCATGCGGTTACCATTTCCTTGAATGTTCCGGCTTCAATATTCACGATTTCCATAGGCGGTGTTTTTTGATTTGAGACAAATGTAATGTTTCTCGTAAATAAATAGCGCTCCTTGGCATCAGATGTCATCAAACTTCATCAGATATCAAATCATAAAATAAACTTATGCTTTAGTATTCAAGCCGGTCTTTTAATGCCTGCATGTCATTCATTACTTTCTTATGAGTAATTTTTGCATATGCCTGAGTCACTCTTAAGTTGGTGTGCCCCAATATTTTTGATAAGGTTTCTATTGGTATCCCGTTTTCCAGACATATTGTAACCGCAAAAGAATGTCTTGCGACATGATAGGTCAGCTTCTTTTTAATGCCACAAATATCAGCCAATTCCTTAAGATATGCATTGGTCTTTTGATTGGAAAGCATAGGAAAAATTTTGCCTGAATTATTCTGGTTAATGTATTTGTCGAGAATCTCCATGGATTGAGGTAGCAGTGGAATGAATGCCGGATGGTTGGTTTTGGTTCTATAAAAATGAATATATCCGCTACTTTTTGAATCAAATACAATTTGGTCTTTCGTTAATTTGCACATGTCTGCATAGGATATGCCCGTAAAGCAGCTGAAAACAAACGAGTCCCGGACAAGATCCAGCCTGGGAATATCTAATTGTTTCTTTCTGATTCTTGATATTTCCTGTTTATTAAGAAACTGTACCTGCGTATCTTCTTTTTTAATCCTGTAGGCAGAAAACGGATTTATGAGTATTAATCCGCATTGATATGCCCAAAGTATACCTTTACGTATAAACTCCAACATCTTGGCAGTAGAATTAACAGACAGGTTGTAATCTGCTTTAAAGAAAATTTCAAGATCATGTATTGTTTGTCTGTTAAACTGGTCCAAAGGCATGTCATTAATTCTGCTTTTCTTGCAGAATTCACCAAGACGCTGGTAAACAAGCTTATGCTTGTTGTAATGAGATACACTGATTTTATTTGCCAAAAACAATCTGCAAGCATCTTCTTTCTGTTTCATGAAAAGCTCCAATAGGGTTGGAGGGGTGTTGCCTATCAAGAGGAAGCGTTGTTTTAGCATATTGGAGGTAATGTGTTTGGAACTCAGGAGTGCTTGTTTATAGTAATAGTGTAGAGTTGTATAAACATCATCCAGATAGGTATTGATCGCTTGTGCTTCAGGAGCGGTCTTTACGATTCGCTTTTTGTGTTTGTCCCAATACTGTGGTAAAACAACAGTTTTTAAACTTACATCAGTAACTTCTTTGTTGATAGTAATGCGGAGCATTATTGGATATTTGCCATTTTTTCTTGGTGTACTTTGCTTCAGATAAAAACTAATGGAAAAATTATGTCTCATGTCATATTAATTTATATTCATGTCCACTAGTTCAGCTTTCCAATATGGACATGAATAAGACATAACTATTTCACTATATGATTTTCAATCCATAGTGATTCTATGAATTTTGCACTATTTATATGGGACTCTATAGAAAGTTTGAGATAAAACTTATAACTAAAAGATTATCAGTATATTATATAGATATAAAAAGAAAGTGATTTCCACCAGGAATCGAACCGGGAACTCATTTTTAAATCATTTATTTAAATATCTGACAGTCAATCATCTACTAATTATGTAGCTATATTATAGTTCAATTCCTGTTTGTGACATATATATTTATAGTATAATGCTGATAATCAGATATTATTTGATGATTATCTTTGGAAAACCTTTGAATAAGCCATGTGCATATTTCTGATTTTGCTAATAAACCATTCAGTTCTATCCGAATTACTCTCGACGCCTTTCTTGATTGCAAGCTAGGCTTGGTTTGCACAAACCTTCTATATAATCGAGATGAGTAAATTCTATGATTTCCCATTCGTGGTATATAGATACAGTTCTGTTTGATCACCATTTATCTCATAAAAATAGGTATAACAGAGTCTTCCGTTGTGCTTCTTCCGGAAATAGAAGATGTTTTTTCCCCTATCTTGTGGATGACCTTAGCCCGGTGTATATTCTCTTTGGTTAATGAAATGACTTACTGGTTCGTTACTTGTCCTTCATGAATCGGCAAACATTTTAATTTATTCATATTTTTATTCCTCTTTTAATTAGATGTGACCGGTTTCGTGGCGTCAGTATTTTGTTTTCTTACTTGCTGAATAGTTCGTTGCCCTCTGGTACATACTACGGAGGAATCGCTTTGTTAATCAGGAGCTAAGGAGCTGTATTATAGGTAAGAAAGGAAAATGTTGGTTAGGGATTTCTATAGAAAATAGAAGAATTAAGGGGCGCTGGTAAATAGGTAAAATATAGCTGTTCTCAGAAAAAATTAGTAAGTGAAAATCCTTCGTTAATATGAAAAAACGAGAAAGATGCCATGTTCTTCATCGGAATAGTATTTCCTTATGCGAATTATCTGCAATTTGCATAAGGACCACTGTATAACCCGTTTTCGGCATGGTTACAGATGGATAACGTTGCGAAGTCCTAACTCTGCCTTGATGTTGCTTTTCTCTCGTTTTTTTAAGTCATTTTTTTCAAAATACCTATCCATCAATTCCTTTACTATATTTTCTGTGTTTCATTTTTTATTAGTACCTTCGCTGTTAAAATTAAAACATAATAAAATGATATGGAAAAACACACTTTTTCAGATGATGACAGGCTATATCTACAAATGATGCAAGACAACATTACACGTATGGCCATCAATAGTACCAATTGCAAGTCGTGGATGGTGATGTTGATGTCGGGCTTTTTGGCATTGGGATGTAGTATTAATGATTTGAATGGGTGGATATGGATTGCTATAATTCCTGTGATAATCTTTTGGTATCTGGATTCTTATTATTTGGAGATGGAACGAAAAATGCGAAATCGGGAACTTGACTTCATTATAAAAGCAAAGGGAAAAGATGATATTGAAGCATACAATAAGGCTTTATACAACTTTAAACCACTTAGCATGAATAGTATATCTCATGAACAGGAGATTCAGGGGTTTGTGATAACTAACAACAGATGGTACACATCTTCTATAATCCCACTGTATGGAGGAACTATAATGATTATTATTGTGTTGACTGTTATTATCAACTTTGACTCGATATTGAAACTGTTAAATATCCATTAACGGCACGAATTATATATGGCAGAAAAGAAACATAATATTTTTATCAGTCACTACGGTGAGGACGAAAGACAATTGGACTCATTGAAGCAAAGGCTAAGAGATCATGGTTGTGATATACGCAACAGTTCGGTTGAAAAAAAGAAATATCGTCCATATAAAGTGACTAATGCCACAATAGCCCGATATCTTAGGATTTGTATCAGATGGGCTAAAACATTTATTGTAATGATAGGTGAACATACGCATAAACGCCCTTGGGTGAATTACGAAATACGTAATGCAGCAAGGCAGGGAAAAGTAATAATAGGAATATATGAGCATGGATGTAAAGATGATGTTGAACTACCAGAAGCGTTCAAGCGGTATGGAACAACTACACTTGGTTGGAATTCTGTTGATAAACTTATAGATGTTATTGAGGGAAGAATAGTTGTTTCAGAGAATCCTAATGGAAGTGCGAGTGGTCCAATCCAAAATATTATCAGAATTAAATGCAATTAATATGAACTGTTTCAGATATAAAATTGAACATGACTTTGGATTTGCCCCAAATCCATTTCATGGGACTCTTTCTTTGGCTACCTGTAAGGGTGACATTCGGAAAAACAAAAATCTACAATTGGGAGACTGGATTGTAGGACTAGGTAGTAAGTCTATGGGAAATCTACATCATATAGTATTCGCTATGAAAGTTGAGGAGAAGCTTACATTTGATCAGTATTGGAATGATGCACGCTTCTTGTGTAAGAAGCCGAATCTTAACGGTTCGCTGATTGAGATATATGGTGATAATGTGTATCATACGGATGAATCTACGGGTAAGGTGATTCAAGAGAATTGTGCCCACAGCAAGGATAACGGTATAGTGGATGAAGGGCATTATAAGAGAGATGTAGAAGGCCAATATGTTTTGCTGTCAAAAACTTTCTATTATTTTGGTGACCATGCTCCACTTATTCCGGAAGAGTTTAGCTATATACTGAATGATTCCCGGAATCTGAAATTCTGGGATTTGTACGGTGAGTCTCAGAAGATACAAAAGTTTGTAGATTGGTTAGCTTCCAATTACAAGTACGGTATTCATGGTGACCCATGTAACTGGAAAGAATACAATTTGCCTAAGATGGACATATATGAAGAGTAGCAAAGAAGTAACACCTAACGATGAAACCCTACGCTATTATTTCTATTTCGTTCAAGAACGTATGAATATGTTCTGGCGAAAGGTGGAAGGTAAATTCATTTATACGGAAGACCCTATACTTAGGATGTACAAGTTTACAAATGTGTATAGAGCTACAGACAGGGTCAGTCAATATCTCATCAAAAATGTAATATATAAGGATATTGAACAATATACACCAGAAGATGTATTATTAAGGATATTGGTTTTTAAGATATTCAACAAAATTGAAACCTGGGAGTTTCTTGAGAATCAGTTAAGTGAGCCAATATGTGTTAATAATTTCAATCCAAAGATTATTAGCGGATGGCTAACTAAGAGGCAGCGTAAGTATCCAATATTTAATAATGCATACATGATGACAGGTTCTCATCATCTTTATAACTATTTGCCAACGAAACATGAAAAGTGGCTTACAATGATAAAACAAGAGATTATAGATAGTGGGCTAATAGTAGATATTCTTAATGCTAAAACCATGGAGGATGTTTTTCGACTTCTACAAGGCTGTTCATTTTTGGGTAGTTTTCTTGCCTATCAATATACTATTGATATGAACTATAGTCCATACATCAATTTCTCTGAGAATGATTTTGTAAAAGCAGGAATAGGTGCAATTAGGGGAATAAAGAAATGTTTTTTATGCTATGGAAACAAATGTGAGGATGCCATATGGTATGTGAAAGAACATTTTAATGATTTGCAGAAAAGGTATGGATATACTTCATTCCATCCCTTGCTAGGACATGAGCCTACACTTATTGATTTGCAGAATTGTTTTTGTGAAACAGACAAGTATCTTAGAGCAAAAATGCCGGAATTAAGGATTGGTAATGTGCGAATTAAGCAAAAGTATATGCCTCATACAGATCCAATACAATTCTTTTTTCCTCCAAAATGGAATATTGTAGAGATGTATAAATATAAACCGATCGTGGTTCCAACTTTGTTTGACTTATGAAGTTAAAAGAAATAACAATTGAGATTACACAACAGTGCCCAAATTATTGTATACACTGTTCGTCGATGTCATCGCTCTCTAAAAATCATATGATGCCATTGGAAAAAGTCAAAGAGCTAATCGATGATGTAGATATTTTAGGATGCGAACAGATTAGCTTTTCTGGAGGAGAACCATTCCTACACAAAGACCTTGTAAAAATGGTAGCTTATGCATATAGAAAAGGGATGAGGGTAGCTGTTTATACAAGCGGAATATATAATGATAGCAAAGGATATTCCGCAATACCCATAAAGCATTTGATGGAGTTGCTGCCATATTCATGTAAAATAATCGTAAACTACGAAGCCAGTACTCCCGAAACATACGATACTATTATGGGTACCAAAGTTGAAGGCTGGAGGCTACTGCATGAAACGATACTCCATTGCGTCAGAATGGGACTGGAAATTGAAGCACATACAGTGCCGATGCCCATTAATTATAGGCAGATACCTGATATTATAATGCAATGTTCTGCTTTGGGAATAAAAAAGGTTAGCTTCTTGCGTTTGGTCTTTCAAGGAAGGGCAAAGGATAATGAAAGATTGACCTTGCTCTCTGAAGAACAGCAGAATGAAGCGAAAGCGATAATATACAAAATGCGTGAACAATTACCCAATCATATCAGGATTGGAATCCCCCTTTCTGACTGCTCAGGGAGTGTAAACTGCTTAGCCGGCACTACCAAACTTAACGTGCGGTATGACGGTAATGTATATCCATGTGAAGCATTCAAAGATGATGCGAATAATGAGAGTTTTACTCACACACCGCAAAATGTATATAATAATAGATTAATAGATATATACCAAAATAGTGCTTTTTTGGTAGAAGTAAGAAAAAGTCTTGAAGAGTATCATTCTGTTTGTAATAAAGAAAAATGTTTTAATCAATATCTAAGAAAATATGGCAAATACTGATTTTAGGCATCTGAATGCTTTACGGGGAACGTATGGCAATTTAGATGCGTGTGTAAATACTATTAGTACCCAAACAGGTGCAACAATTGAATATCCTTTAGATAAAGATATTAGAGAATTTCTTGAAAAAATACGCATTGCAGAGACGGATGAGGAATACAAGATATTTGAATATTCCAAAGATATAAAAGAGTTATGGGGAATCTTGATAAAGAAATCCTTAAAATGTCTACGCTATTTCGATTCTCGTGAACCTTTTCAGGAAAAGGCAAACAAGCATCCCCATGCATGTGGTGTTTCTGACCTTCAAAATTACTTTGAGAAATATTCTGAATTTGAAACTACATTGTACGGCAGTTCCAAATATTATCGGGATCATGTGATGCATGTATTCCGAGTTTGGCTCATTGGAGTAAACCTTCTATTAAAGGATGGATGCAAATACTTGAAAAAAATTGCAGTTGAATCTGGATATGATGTTAATGCTTACGAGAAACTGTCGATTTGGACACTAATATCTCTTACGCATGACCTAGGATATCCTTTGCAAAAAGCAATGGAGGTCATTGAAAGGACAAAAAGCATGATGTATTCTTTCGTCAGCAACCCTATGGTAACAATGGACTTATCCTTCAGTGGTGTACAAAGTTCCATGAACGATTTTGTCCTCCGTTTTATCGGTTCAAGAATGTGGGAAATAGATCCTGAATCAAGAAAAACGATTGAATACACAAAGGATCTTTTTAGGGAAGAACAAGAACGATTAAGTGGTTTGGTTGGCGAGGATAGAGATAACTATCTAAAAAGGAAAAGATATGTAGCACGATTACAACCAAAATATTACTTTAAGCTTCAGAAATCATTAGAACATAGCCAACATGGAATATTGAGTTCACTGATCATTTATAAACACCTTCTGTATTTTCTGGAATCTGATTACAGTCTTAACGAGGATTATATGTTTGATCACGAAGATTCCAGACAATATTACATAAGAAGAGAAATTTTGCGAGCTATAGCATCGCATACATGTCATGACATATATCAGAATGATATGTTACGATTCTCTTTCTTGCTTATTCTATGTGATGATGCGCAAGAATGGGGTAGAAAAAGTATAACAGAACTATATACAAAGCCTAGTAATACATACACTTTCGAAAGTATTGAATGTGCATTAGATGGAAAATCTTTTGAATGCAAGTTTAAAGATAAATATCAGGTAAATAGCGAATCTGTCAAGCAAGTGTTAGATCGTTTCAAACGTCAATCTAAAACATACATTAACATCTTTAGGGACGGACAAGATACCGTTTCTCGAAATTTCAACTTTACCAGACAGGTTGAAATAGACGTAATAGGCGGGAATAATGTAAACTACTTGCTGAAATTAATGGTGACAACAGAAGAACAAACAAAAATTGTGATAACAAAGACAGATGGAGAGCCTTTAGAGAAGAAAGATATTATGCAACAACTTATTTCGGATATCTTCGATAAAGAGCATCTAATACTATCAGAGGATAATAAAACGTTGATATTGGTGTTATAACATTATTGTCAGTCCGAACTATCTGACAGGAAAGGCGGTAGTTCTATGCTTATACCCGCTGAGAGAACATGATGAGGTACCTACAGGATGGACATACGTATTGATAATAATCTAGCAGAAAATGTCATCCCCCTCACATTGGGCAGAAAGTACTACCTGCTCTACAGTTATTATTAGGCGACGGTTAACATGAGTGCATCTGTTCGTTATTGACTACGTGCATAAGCGCATAAAGTAACCTTATGTAGACACCTGAATGACGTAGTAAGAATGTCATATATGCAGAAGGTAACTTATGAGGAGCTGTTACAAATGCTGCCACACAGATGGAAGGACGCATACAATGGATGATGGAGATATAAATGATAGATGGGAAAACTTTCCGAGTCATGATATACTTAAATGATACAATTTTCAATAAAATTAGAATTAAATAATAAATCCAGAATGTTCTCTGAGATATATTGTTAAATATTTTACATGGTTTATGGTTGTATTATTCAAAACACCTATCTTTGTATTGTTGGAACAAGCTAAATTCCTATTGGAAAAACATAGAAGCTATATAGGTGCGAAATTGGGTGCTTTTTTTGAGAATATTTTATAACTTATTGAATATAAAAAGTGATTTTAAAATCCGTTAGTCCCGTCCGGACCGCTTTCGAAAGAAGCAGTATAAGGTAAAGCTCTGTAATTCAATGATTACAGGGCTTTTTCTTTTTCCTCACATTAGCAAAAATTAGCAGTTTAGAGCAGTCTGCACGTGGCTTATTCGTGGGACTTTTTGAAAGCCGTTTTTGCTCCCACGAATTGACACATTTGGCTTTGATTGTCAGTGTTTTGCATAGTTGGTTTTTGAGCCTAATAAACTAATTTTGCAACACTTAAAAATTAAAGAATTATGGGAGCAATGAAAAGAAACACATTGAGCGTACTATTCATTATCAAGAAGACTAAACTTCTCAAAAACGGTGAAGCTCCTGTTTGTATGCGCATCACCGTAAACAAGCGAGTAGCCGAAGTTATGATTAAACGGAGCATTCCCGCAGATTTATGGAATCAGAAAAAGGAATGTTCCAAAGGGAAAGACCGTGTAGCCACAGAACTAAACCACTATATCAGTACGGTCCGAGCCAAAGTACTGCAAATACATCGTGAATTGGAGATAGACAATAAACAGATAACAGCCGATATAATAAAGGATTGTTTCTACGGACGTGATAAAGTGCAACGTAGTTTATTAGAAGTCTATGCGGAACATAACGAAAAATGTCGGGCTTTGATAGGCAAGGAGTATACTGCATCTACCGTAGCCAAGTTTGATACATCTATTAATCGTCTGAAAGAATACATTCGTTCTTGCTATCACCGTGATGATATAATATTATTGGAGGTAGACGGACAGTTTATCCGTGACTTCGACTTTTGGCTAAAAACAGATAAGCATTGCCAAAACAATTCCGCATTAAAGCATTTGAAGACTTTAAAAAAGGTCGTTCGTATTGCTTTGGCTAATGACTGGATAAAGAAAAACCCCTTTTATGGTATTCACTTCAAACAAGAGGAAGTAGAGGTAGAATTTCTATCACGTGAAGAACTGGACATTTTGATGAACAAAGAATTTACCATCAAGCGGCTGGAACAGGTAAGAGATACTTTTGTCTTCTGTTGCTTCACGGCACTCGCTTTCGCAGATGTTCAACAGTTAAGCCGTGAACATCTGATAAAAGACAACAACGGTGCATTGTGGATACGCAAGGCACGACAAAAGACAAGTCAGATGTGCAATATACCTGTATTGTCTATTCCTCAAAGAATACTTAGAAAGTACGAAGATAATATAGAGTGTATCAAGAAAGGTGTACTTCTTCCTGTAATAAGTAACCAGCGCACCAATTCCTATTTGAAAGAAATTGCTGATTTATGCGGTATTACCAAGCGACTGACCACGCATACAGCCCGCCATACAGCGGCTACAACTGTATTTCTAGGCAATGAGGTGTCAATGGAGAATGTAGCCAAGATTTTGGGACACTCTAATATAAAAATGACGCAGCACTATGCAAAGGTGTTGGATAGCTCTATTATGCGAGATATGATTAATGTAGAAAGAAACTTTAATATAAAGCAGTAGATGTATTTTTATCCGTAAATCTCTGGCAAATATCTTGATAATGTATATAATAATTATATCTTTGACAAACAGTAAATAACAGTATTTGTGATATTGAATATAAGTGAATCATTTTTTATGGATATAAAGACTAAGAATATAAAGGTTTGGAAGAACAAAGAAGGAAATCTTTGTTTTAGCTATAATATGAGACAACCAATGGAAAAACCATCTATAATCATATTTATTGGTACGTGTATTGGTGCTGTAATACTTGCCGAGTATCTGTATTTTAATACTATCTATAGTTTGTTTCCCCTATTTTTAATATTTACATTCACGTTTATGTATTGGTGTGTTTACCCTTGCAAAGACAACGAATTAGTAGAAAAGATGATGATGAACAAAAATGTAAATTTGCGTCTACATAATGAATTGAAAAAAAACGATGGTAATATTTATGAAGTAAGAAGAAAATTTCATCGAGACTCAAAAGGTACATACGGAATTATAACTGGTACTTATATGCTAGTATTGTTATCAAATGGTGAAATTCTAGAGTATGAATTGAAATATCATAAACCTACAGAAACAGAATGTGCATATCATGAGTTTATAAGAAAGCCTGTGAAGTGTATTAATCCTACACATAGAAAAAAAATAGAAATAAGAAAATATCCCAAATGGTGGTCTCAAATTATTGTGTCTGAAAAAGCGAAACTTTCATTAGTTGTATTTGCATTTGTTGGTGTAGGCATTGTTTTAATGTCTCTATTTATATGGTTGATTATTGCATTTAAATGGAAAATAGTAATGTTGTTTATTGGATATATTATTGTGTTTGTAACATTACATATAGTATTTAATAAAAGTAAAAATAGAATAGTTAATGCTTTTAGCTTTATAATTTTGCAACTAATAGTAATAATTAAGATATTGCTTGATTTGATGTTCCCAACAATGATCGTCTTGATGAGTTATATGTGCTTAGTAGCATATGCATTTGGAATACCTACAATACTTGTGATAGCTATAGATTGTCTATTTGGTTTGAATTTTTCATGGGAAACCAAGTTTTTTATTACACTTGCAGTATGTTCTATTATTAGTGTTCATGCATCGAAATTTATACATTGGGTGATACAAGAACACTCTCCTTTGAAAAATTGGGAGAACCACAAATATGAAGCTGTTAAAACTGAATTGGCTCTCTATGTTATCAACAAAAATAATGTAAATTTTCTTATTTATTTAGCTTACTTCTTATTCCTCTCTATATCCGGGTTTATGCAAATACAATATAATGAACCGTTGATAACAACAAGCATTGATAGTGCAATATTGAAAGCTTTTCTCGTTTTTATAGCTTTCTCAAATATGGTCAGTAAATCAAAGGAAACGGAAATAGAGGTAAAACCACTATTAGATAAGATGATTAGATTGATAACTACGCATGATGAAAAACAGATTTTGTAATATAATCAGTCGCAAAAATGATGTAAGTATTCATTATGTGAGCGGATTTTTCAAATCAGACTAAAAACATTAACAAAGGTAAGCTCCGCATTCAGTCCGTTCAAGTCCAAGCCCTACGGGTTAAGCTAAAAATCTCCACACCTGCGCTACGCTTCGGGTAGTATTTTTAGCTTAAGACTTGCACAGACTGGATGCTACACTGATAGAGTTAATGTTATTAATCCGTTTCGGAAAAAATGTGTTTTTGAATTGAGTTGTTTAATAAACCCAACCTTTGAGCAATATTAACGGCTTCGATAGAATTGTTTGCTTTTAATTTGAGTAGAATGTTTTGTCTATGAGTGTTTATTGTATTGATACTGACATTTAAAGAGTTTGCAATCTCTTTGCTTAATAAACCTTGTTTCATTAATTGCAAAACGCCTAATTCCCTATTAGTCAATGGTTCTTCTAATGTATCTGATAAATCAATAAAAATCTGTTCTCCTGTTTCAAAATTATAGAGGTGACTTTTGGTTATTTCTGATTCATGGCTTGCATCAACATCTATAACCGATAGCATAAGCCAAATATTCCCCGACTTATCTAATTCTATTGCTTGTTCCTGTTCAATAATACGAATATATTCCCCACGTACATTTTTTACTCGCATTTCATGTACCATCTTATGCTTCATTTTTTCTTCAGCGGAAAGACTACTTAATAAGGAATAGATTTTCTTTCTAACAAGCAAGCCATAGTGTATATCACCCGGATGTATAATCTCTAAGACGGGTTCATGCCCATTGATAAATAACCTCTTAGAGTCAATCCCGTATGATTGAGGAATATTATCTGATACAAAAACGAATTTTTTAGTACAGCAATCAAAGACTAACACTATGCTATGTGCGAGTTCTGATAGTTTGAGCCAATCTGCTTTTTTCTGTTTTATAACAGAGTAATCCAACTCGTCAATAAAAGCACCTGATGTTGGCAGAATATTTTCGATTGCTTTTTCTATTTTATCTATTGATTGCTTTTTCATACCTCATATTTTCAGACTGTTAAGCCTCACCTCATTATAAATGACTATTGTAACAGTTAAGGCTTGCCTGTAACTTTGCACAAAGTTAATAAATTAATAATGAATAACATGTGTAGAGCTACATATAGTTAGTCATGCTAATAATAAACAATTAAAAACTATCAATTATGATTCAGAAAGTTAAGCTAACAACACGTGAAGGCAAAAAAGTTATGGGCTACCGAGTTACTGTTACTTCGGATTTTCATTCTAATATAGAGAATATATGGGATAAAATTCAAGATGTCAATACTTTGAGAGAGATTTGTAAACCTAAAGCCAGCTTTATTTCTTGTGATGACTCTCCTATGTTGTGGGAAGAGGGTAAATCCTTTGTTTTTAAGCTGTTCTTACATGGCTTTTTGCCAGTAGGTAGGCATACGATAAACGTTGTCAAGATGGATAAAGCATCACGAGAAATAGATACAAAAGAATATAACGATACTGTAATCATTTGGAATCACTATATTAAGATGGAGGAAATAAGCCAACAGGTAACTCAATATACTGACACTGTGGACTTATATGCAGGTTGCTTTACATCTATTGCTGCATGGTGGACTTTAAAATTCTATAAGCATAGACAACGTAAATGGCAAATGATTGCGAAGAGTTTATAAATTCATATCGAATGATAAAAACAGAGAGTCATGTCAGATTGGGATTTAACTGAAAAGCGTATATATAAATTGCTAAGACATCCATACCAATTAGATAAGTCTGTTGTTGAAGATATGGCTTCTGCTTATTTGGAATTTGTAGAAGAACTCTTTGATTACCTGAATAGGATAAGCGACAATAAAATACGTATAAGACAGCTTAATATGAGTTACATTGACTTTGGGACACTTAAAGCGTTGGAAGAATCATGTCCCACAGAAAACAGTAAGTTAAAACTGGTTTTCTTAGATAAGTTGTTATCATTGATAAATATGGAGCAGGAATTAATCTATCGGCAGATGGAATATCCTAAATTTTTCATCAATATCGAATCTGAATGGAAATCACCATTTTATTTGAATAACGATGTAATAAAACTCGTAGATATGATGGAGCTAGTCTGTGGTATCTTCTATATATCAGATGGCGTTATCCGCATAGATCATAAGGAAATCTTTCTTAGTGATGTAGCACGTATCTTTGAAAAGATGTTTAATATAAATTTTGGTGATATTTATAAGAAAGAAAGTGCAGTAATCAAACGAAAACCAATGAAAATAACTGAATTTCTCGACAGATTGAAAATTGCCATCATCCAAAAGAGTAAAGAAGAAGGTTACTATCATTCATAAAGTATGAAGTAATTTAATCTGTAAATCAATCATATACATTTAATTTATGGGGGAGTACCACTGGTATTCCCCTAACTTATTTGCACCCATTTGCTGAACTTTGCTTCATCAATCGATTGA